TATATCTAACTGTTAGTAAATCTACTACTATGCCATTATAAAGTGTTAACTTGCTCATTTGTAAAAAATCTGTTTTATTCGCCTGTTGAATAATCTTTGAAGTCTTAAGTCTAAAACCCTTGAATAGCCCATAAATTGACGTTTAGGCATTTTGAAAGTGTGTTTCCCCCACGCCCTGCCTATTAACCCTTCGTTATGTATCTTTGCGTAAATTACATTAGACCTAAACCTAATCTCAAAGCCATTTTTTGTGGTAAAAACATTTGACTTTACAGACCGTCTTAACTTACCTGTTTTTTGCAAAATCTTATGTTTTCCCCTGTCTCTTTTTCTTTCCCGCCACTTCATTAAAGAGTTGTAAGTAAAACCCTCATTTACAAAACTATCATCAAAGTGTTTAGCCGCAATCTTAGACATATCAGAACGTAAAGCATTTACAGCTACGTACATTTCTTTTTGTTTATTAGATATTTTCTTTGCCTGATTATTCACGGTCTAGGCATATTAAAATTTTTCTTAGCCAGTTTCTTATCCTTTGCTGGCACTTTAAAATAAGGATGCTTGGGGCTAAATACTTGCTTTTCTTTTGCTGCATTAAACCTAAATATATCAGGTACAGCCTTGTGTAAATTTAACCCTATAGTGTTTGTAGATGTAAGTCCACTAGATTGTAGTTTTTCTAACCTGCACCTACAGCCCCATCCATTTGGAGGGGTATAAATATCCCAGAACGAATCTTCAACTTTTTTTACTACCCAATCTAAAATACGATGTTGTTGGCGAACTTTACCGTCTCGCATTGTTACATAGCGTAAGAATTTTTGTTGTTCTATGCCTCTTTTTCCCATTCTACAAACCCCATCCATTCACGAGCAGACCTAGCTTGCCACTCGGCACTGTCTATCTCGGCTGTTAAATATGAAACATTATACCTTTTAAAAATATCTAAACCATTTACCATAAATTCGCTTAAATTTTCTTTAGGCAGTTCTTGCATTTCACGAACCATTTGATATTGTTTAGCTGCTGCAAAAACATAAACATTGTCTATTAAATCCTTAAGCAGCTTATGCAATTTTCCACCCTGCACAAAGTCATCGAACGTGTCTCCAAATCCAAACTCTACACTTTGGGATAGCTTACGGGCTATCTTCAAATGTAGATTAACGTCTAATTTCTCAGGCGTAATAACACCAACTAAAACACCATCAACATAGTTCCTAGCCTCATCTTCTGAAAAGATATTTACTTGTGCTATGTTTTGAATATTGCAAACTGGACAGCTCATTCACCGTAGTACTTATTTAGTAAGTTTTTAACACCTTTAACCGATGTTTGTTCAACAGGCTCTTTAACTTCAACAACCTCAGTACCATACTTCTCTTTAATGTACTCAGGTGTGAAAGTAAATTTACCCGTCTTTAATAGTTCAATATCAAACTTACCTTTTTGCTCCAAAGTAAATTCATCCTCTTGCTCAATGTCAATATAACACCCCTCTAAGCCAAAGCCTAGATTATTCATCAAAGGCACTAATTGATTATTAAGAACTGAATACACAAACATCTTAGCCGTGTAGCCTACCTGTTCTAAAATACGCTCATGAACCTCTGACTGTGAACGGCTCGACCCGTTATCGGTAGTCATGGTTTGCCCTAAAACTATTTTAGACATTTCAGAGTTGCATCGTTCAATCATTTTATCAAACACCTCAAAAGCATCTGAATTGCTTGTTTCGTGAAACTCTATTTGGTCATCGGTTTTGAATAGCCCCCATGCAGCAGTTCCCATGTTTTGTAGCATATCCTGCATTGCTTGCACTGACTGTAAATCTGTGCTATCAGTCTTACCTATTCTTAACGGTGTACCGAATTTCTCAATAAACTCAGCCCAAGCCCCCATAGCGTTCTTTTTCCAAATAACTAATGGGGTTAACTGCAATAACATTCCTAAATCACGTTTCTTGCCTATTCCGATGCACCAGTTAGACCACGGCTTTTCTGTGTAATCTATCCCATCAGGCGGCTGTGAGGCTTCGCTTGACATTACCATGTGCCACTCAGGCTTTACGTATTGTCTAGGTATTACCTCAACTTCTTTAAACTGCTCAATTCCGTTAATATCAACAACATCTTCAAACTGAATTACCGTGTGTCCGTAAAAAGGTGTGTCTAAAGTGTAATATAAAAAGTCTCTAAACCACTTAGTTCTAATTAGTTTAGTTTTTTCTTCATTCTCACTACCGTCTGTATTATAAACGCAAAACTCACACGCAATAACATTATTCTTATACTGTGAAATAATAGCGTTTAGGTGTGAATCCAACATTGACTGTTGGTAAAGTTGGTATAAAACGGTACGGGACGGGTTATAGATATTCTCAGCACTTACAACAGCATTACGGTAACGGTTCATATCCGTAGTAATACGGTATAACTGTTGTTTAATTTTAATAGCACTTTCAGCCTTGGCTTTAGTTGGCGTGTTTTGTACCTTGTTATCTATTTTAAATTTCGTTCTCTTAGTCATTACCAAAGCATATTATTTGAGGGTTGTGAATAAGTGCCAGCATTGCCAGACCTCATACTTAAACCTTGTTTGGGGGCTACGGCTGGTAAATCGGCTTGAACGTTTCCCTTTGCAACTGATTTCAACCAGCCTAATGCGCCTCCCTTATCTTCTGAACTATCCCCGTTGTATCTTTGTTTTCTTAAGTCTGGTATATTACGAGGGTTAATGCGTGAATGCAAATGATAAAGTACTATATCAATTAAGAATAGTACTATTTGTTGGTTTCTGTTGTCCCCGATAGTCCAAACACCTGAATCGTCTGGGTATGTAGCTGTAACTGAAAAACTTGTACCCGTACCCCAAAACTTCGTATCGGTAGGGTCAATATTAACACAAGGTTCTAAACAGGGATAAACTTTGTTCTCAAACCAAACCTTATTACCTACTGCATACGTGGTATAGTAATCAAACTCGCTTTCTGGTAGGGTAACATAAAACAATTGCTTATCGGCACAAATTAAAGTCCATTCGGTAACATCCCATGCGCTAGCTGTTACAGCATCATTAGCCGAATAAATGTAACCCGAATAAACAACCCTATCGCCAGCCTCGTAATTAGAAGTAACACTAAATGCTGTTTCTGTATATTCTACTAATTGTTTCCCGTTGTAAGTAGCTTCAAAATCAAACACAGCCGTATTAGAAAACACCTCGTTAACTTTGTAACGCTGTGCCAAATAGCTAATCATTTCCGACTGAGCCGATTGCTCAATGTCTAGTTTTATTTGTTGATTTCCCTCTATTATCTGGCTTAGGTTATCCGCTTGGATAACACGCAAATAATCTAAATCACGTAGTAATCTTGCCATTTTAGCAAAATTAATGCCTAACATGTTTTAAAAAGGGTATTGTTACATTAAAATTAAAGGCGTACACGTTGGTTGCCTTGTGAATATCCAATACGCGCCATACTTGTTACGCCTCCGTTTTGGAATAGCTTAAACTCTTCGTTAAACACCCGACAAACAATGTAGTCGGTTAAATCTGAAATATGCCCAAACTCCTGATAACTAACACCGCTTTTAGCGTCCTTTACGTTAATCTTTGCCTTTGTTCCGTCTGCTGCCTCTTTAGTGTTCGTGAAGTCGTTAATAGCTTCTTTTAAATGGGGTGCTATTTTAAACACAATGTCAGCATAGTTGTTGTAAAGAACAGTATTAATAAATTGCCCTCTCATTACCACCGAAGGATTGCTTGCTGGTACTCTTTTTTGTGGATTGAATTTTGCCAATTCTTTTAAAATGACAGAAAAGAAGTTGTACCCCTTTTCCTGCTTTACATCTTCCTTTTGGCTTGTGGCATCCCCATAAACAAACAATCCCGATTTATGGTCATGGTACTTTGTTGAAAAGTCTTTACAAACATCTTTTATTGTGTTTCGTGGGTTAATACCTAAAAACAAATCAATAAAGCGTATTTCTTTACCATGTATCTGAAAAACTCCACATGGTAAATAAGGGTTTACGTTCTCATCCCAGCTAATATGTAAGGGTAGTGATGGTTCGTAATGGCACTCTTTAACGTGCTTGTCTAGGCTAAAGTACTTGTAAAACTCTGCCCCTGTACGTTCTTGTAAGTCCCAGTTACCATTAACGAATACCTCGTATTCATACGGTGGCATTGTTTTAAGGGATTCTTTGTAGTCCTCTGGTATGAATGGGTTATCCGTAATCTTTGAGGGGATATAAAGCCAAGTCTCAGGTAGGCTGTTAAGTTTCCATCTATCGTAAAATAAGTCTTTTACCCAATTATGCGAAGGGTTACAAGTTGCCAATATTAGCGGCCTCGGTTGTTTTGGTAGAATCTGACTTCCCGCACGTTCTATACATTTATAGAAAGTCTTTTGTTGAAGTTCGTTAATTTCCTCTAATAAGAACCCATTAGCCTCTAATCCCTTAAAGCGGTTTAACTCTTTATCATCTGCGTAGTTTTCGCCTAAGAATATAATTTGTGAGCCGTTGGTAAATGTTACCGTTTGAGTGTCCTGATTGTAAGACTTAATAAACGATTGAGGGCAAATCTTACGGAATGATGGTATTGTGTTTAATTTTAGAGTTTGTAAGGTATTACGCACAATTACCCATTTAGAGTTGGGGTATTTCTTAGCCAATAGAAGTAAAGCCCCTATGCCTGCAAATGTCTTACCGCCCCTGATTCTTTGCCCCCTTGAGTTGCCAAAAGGGGGCTAGGCAATCGCCCCGCCATACAGAATAATATTGTATCTGTTACTAAAAACAGCCTCCAAAAATTCATCCTGCTTAGGGAACGATTCAAATAATATTTGTTTTTCCATTAGAGTTCAATCTCAACCCCGCCAATCTTTAACAACTGTTTAACTGATTCACCTTTAGTGGTTACATCTACTTGCTTAGGCATAAAGTACTGAGCATATTTGGCGAATAACTCTAAATACTTTGCGGGGTCATCTTGCCTAACCTCCTCAAACGCTTGCAATAAATTAGGTACTTGCCCCTCTAAAGTGCTTGTAAAAAGCTGCCTAGCTGTTTGTGTCAGCTTATTGGGTGTATCTTTAGTTCTACCCCCTATTTTCGGTGCGCCTTTTGGCTTTGCCATAACTACTTTAAACTATTACAGTTACAAATATACAAATTAAATCCCAGTTTCCAAACGTACCCAGAAGTCCCTTGTTTCTATGTCGTTGTTTTCCATGCCTTTTTGCGTTCTATAATCAATATAAGTACCATCTTTTTTCTGCTTTGATACCAATTTACCATCTTCAAACCAAAGGTAATCGCCTTGACAATTAAACATACCGTGAGGCCAATATAAAGGGTTAGTCCACTCCATCACAATGCTTCTATTTCCTGTTTAACTGATTGCAAAAACTTTAATCTTTCGTCAACAAATTCTGTTGTATCGGTGTTATTGTCTGCATGAAAAGAAAATATTTCAGCTTCTTCGTACTTTTCTGTCAAACAGATAAGCGCATATTGTTTGGCGTTTTTAAGTTGCGATTTTTCAAATTCATTTAGATGTAAAGCCCATCTATCAAAATTAACATGAGGTCTAAACCTATTCACCAATTCCTGAGCGTATTCTTTAGCTTTGTTTTCCATTCTCTAAATATTAGGGGGTGTTAGTCTGTTTTCGGGCTTGTCTATCCAA